GAATTAATGCTTGGTGATATCAGCTGTACAGATAAAGAAAAACTATCTGCCTGGATGGACTACAAAAAAGAAGTAAAAGCCGTCGACACTTCGACGGCTCCTGAGATTAGCTGGCCTGAGTTACCGGAGGTGTAGGCCATTCAATATCTGGCGCACCGGAAGTATCGACCAGTTCCAGTGCGTCCAGGTAATCCAGCCACAAATTATATTGTGCCAGTTCCTCACCTTTCAGCCGGCCAATAGCCGCTTTACCAGGCCATTGTTTACTGTTCATATAATCGTTGGCCTGTTCAATAAGTATATTTTTCATTCCCTCCGCTTCAGCTATTTCCTGTTCATGTGTCTTCGCTGGATATTCAGTAAGTACAGGGTAGTTATCCGGGCTATTGATAATAATTTTCCCCGTACTCTGACCATTCATAAGTTCATAATAAAGAGCATCTTCAATATCGAAAGCATCATCGGGAATATCGCTGTTGTTTTCAGAGAAAAATCCCTGAACAGATGGGGACCATTTCATTTTCATAATTTCCCAATTCCTAAAATATGGACATCATCAGCCTTACGGGCATTCCAGGTGACAATTACATCGGTAGAGTGACGATTAACTGAGATTGCGTATGCTTCGTTAGTCGAGCCAGAAACTTTTGTGGCAAACACAGCAAACAGGACACCAAATGACTGGGGCCATTTATAGCCTGACAGCTGATAATTACCATTATCCAGTGTTACAGCTTTGACTGCTGCACTTGATGGAATCGTCAGCCACTGGAGTATCAACCCTCCTGGCAAAAGTTGTTTTCCATAAAAATCCCTCACACCACTAAATGAAACCATATCCGGTATCTGATTTTCCCCTGTTCCCACGTCCCGTTTTGCCGCTTCTCCCAAACCAAGGTATGCGAGAAGACCAGCTACATCCTTTCCACTCAAATTAGTCAGCGTATTGTCCAGCGGTTGTTTACCTGCCAGCGCATTAAGCATTGTCGTGGCAAAGTTCGGATCATTCCCCAGCGCCGCCGCCAGTTCGTTCAGTGTATCTAGGGCCGCAGGTGCAGAACCCACCATTCCTGCAATCGCCGATTTCACAAAAGCCGTAGTGGCAATCTGTGTATTGTTGACCGACTGCGCCGCCGTGGGGGCTGTTGGCGTTCCGGTGAGTGCCGGACTCGACAGCGGCGCTTTCAGTGCCAGCGCATTGTTAATGGTGGTACTGAATTTCGGATCATTGTTAATGGCTACGGCTATTTCTTTCAGCGTGTCCAGCGTGGCTGGCGCACCATTAATAAGAGCCGTCAGTGCCGCCTGAACAAATGCGGTGGTCGCAAGCTGCGTGGTATTATTCCCCGCCGCTGGCGTTGGCGCTTTGGGGGTTCCGGTAAACGTCGGACTTTCTTTGGGTGCATATTGTGAATGCGGGTCCGGTGCGGCAAGATGTTTTGCCATCAGGTCATCCACGTACACCTTCAGCTCCAGTGCCTTGTCATCCACATACTTGCGGGTTGCCAGCACTACAGCAGGGTCGATTTTCAGGGTGATATTGTCCGTACTGCTGGTAATCAGCACCATGCGCACGGTCTGGGTGCGCCCGCTGCCTTCAGCCAGTTGCGGCTTATAGCTTTCCGGGCAGTTGCCCACGGCAATCAATGCCCCGGACTCATCAAACAGGCCCACTTCACGTATCCACCAACCGCCCTCGTTTTCAGGGATCACCTGTTCAGCAATAATCTGGCTGCTGTTCTGCGGGTCGATATAAAGCATATTCAGCGCAGCCCGGCGTTTCTCATTTACCAGTGCCGTCTGCTTTGCGTCCGGCGTTGGCAATACTCCGCCGCCATCGCCCACCGCCATATGGGTAATTTTTAGCGGCACACCGAGCGCGGCGGCGCTGGCAAGTTTCGCCGCGCCAATATCCGTCAGCAGGGTATAAAATTTTGTGCTCATGGATTCACTCTCATTGTGTCAATAACATGGACCGCCCCACCTTCATGCGCGGTGCCACCGGAAATAATCGTTTCGTTGATATACGGATAGATCGTGATTTCTTCGCCAAGATAGCTGGCGGCTCCCACCCAATGCGGGCCGCTGGTCTGCAGATTGATGGACATGCCGATCATGTGACGGCTACATGGTTTGGCATCACTTATCAGTCGCTCAAGTTCCAGATAGGTATCTTCAGTTATGCCCTGGTCCTGCACGCCGATATCCAGGCGAAACGTGCCCGGTGCCTCTCCGGTCTGCCACCACTCAATAATGCGGATCAGAAAGCCGAACGGCTCCACCCCCCGCCGCACGGCACTGGTGGTCCCTTTATGCTGATGAATATAAAAAGCATCCTTCGCCACCTGGCGCTTGACGCTTTCTGTCCAGCCCTCATCCCAGCGATCCACAGAGAACGCCCAGGCGAGATAAGGCAGGAAACTGACCGGACAGGTTGCCGGATTCCACAAGTCACGCAGCGGCACCTGCAGATCAGAAATCCCACTGCAGGTTTGCGCCAGTCGTCGCTCCAGTGAAGTTGAACCCGGTGGCAGCAGACTATTCATCCGTTCCTCCGTTGGTCACGCTCCACTGCGTACATGATGCCGCCTGTGTTTTGTTCAGGACCACATCCGCCAGAGGGGAAGCCAGCTCCACACGCTGCACACCCTCAACATGCAGGGCGGCAAAGATGGCGCTACGGCGAATATCCCGACCAAGACGCGTCTGACTGGCGATGTACTTCTGCAGGCTGGCTTTTGCCGCTGCCATTACCGGCTCTGCTTCCGGTCCCGGATAAAGAAAAATGGTGGCTTCCACTCGGTACGGGATGATTTCTGCGCTGCGAACCGTCAGACGGTCAGCCACCGGGCGGACGTTCTCACTGTTCAGGGCGTTCTCCACCACATCCAGCAAGTCTTTTTCTGCAGTTCCGTCGCCTTCGCGGCTAAGAACAGTCAGCACCACCTCTGCTGGTGCCGGGCTGGTTGCACTGGCATCCGCCACCCGACCGTCGGCGCTTCGGGCATGAAATTCATAAGCGGCAGTTGGCCCCGCAACCGAAAGCCCTTCAAAGGCTGCAGGCACACGCAGGCGTAACGCTTCATCGCTTTCCATCACAGCCGCAACGGGCGGCACAGCGTCATTATCAGCAGGCGTCACCGTCAGGCGTTTCACGTTGTAGTTGGCAGCGAGCTGGTCAAGATCGCCGCCCATCGCGTAAGCCACCATCACCGCCTGCGCGGCTTCGTTAATGCGCTGGCGCAGAAGCAACTCACGGTAAGCGTTCTCCTGCAACAATTTGGTGACTGGTTCAGATTCCAGTTCCAGCGTGCGGATCACTGCTTCCTGCTCATCTTTCGGATGAAGCGCAACAAATTCGGCCTTGCGTTCGGCAAGCAACGTCTCAAAGTCCGGCACATCGACAATCTGCGGCGCAGGCAACTGCGAAAGGTCAATCACTGCCATTCTCTGCTCCTGTTGATACGGAAAGGGAAACAGGCACACCGTTATTACGCCGCCCAGTCAGTCCCACCACCATTGAACCGTCAAAATTGCTGTTAATGGTGATGTAATCCAGCGTCAGCCGTGGCTCCCAGCGACTCAGCGCCACATACACTGCCGACATGACCTGCAGGCGTAACGCCGGATTTTGTGGCTGGGCTATCAGTGCCGACAGCAGGGAACCATATTCACGGCGAGCAATGCGGCTACCCTGCGGCGTCAGCAGAATGTCCCGCACCGACTGGCGCAGATGGTCAATATCAGTAATGGCTTTGCCGCTGGTATTGTTCATCCCGCTATAAAGCGTCATACCGGGCCTCCGGTTGTATCGCCGCCTTTCAGGACGCCAGTATGCTGATGCGCATCAACCACGATCCCGTTAGAACTCATCGCTCCGCCGCCCTGGGTAACGCCACCATTGATCACCACTTCGCTGTTAATGCGCGTGCGGTCAGCCTCCAGTACAAACTCACTGGTTTTCAGGGTGATGTTGTCAGCGGCCTCAATGACCATTGATTTGATGCCCCTGACATACCAGCGCCCGGTGGCGGGTTCGTATTCAAACCAGCCACCGTCAGGATGTTCTGTCACGCAGGCGTCCGCCGACGTCGACGGTGGTGCGAACTGATTCGAATAGACAGCGGGCAGCGCAAAGGCGGTCTCCAGATTGCCGCCCAGACTCAGCAGCACCACCTGCTCACCTTCCGATGGTTTCCACCATGTGCGGGCATTACCCGCGCGCAGCGTCAGCCAGTTAATCCAGTTGGTTTCAAGGTCGCCCGTTTTCACCCGACAAAGCCAGTTTTCCCGGTCCACTTCGGTGACTACCCCAGTGCGGATCAGGTTGGTGATAAGGCGCATGATTTCGGTTAATTGTGCGTTCATAGGGAAAGGTTGCCATCAGGGGAAGAAAGGCGGCAGTGCTGCAACTTGTATCAGTGCTGATACAAAGATCCCCCCGCCAGCCATTGCAGAATCATGTCGCGGGTCATTGCCTCAACATCATCATTTACGCCCAGAAGACGACGCTCTGCGTAACGGACCTCAGGTCCTTTGCGACTAACGCGATCACGCAGGCCGTAATGGTGAACGCGGGCAATACGCTGCACCTTACCTTCAAACTGCACGCTGGCAGAATCCGTGCTGGCGGCGGTTTTCAGGTATTTTTTGGTGCGAAGTTTTGTAAACATCTGCCGTTTGATGCGGCCTTTTTTACTGCGTGCTGTTACTCGCCTCGGTTCATAGCTGCTGCCATCAGGATTGCGTTGCATCCTGATGTTCTGCTGCTGTGCCCGGCGCAGTTCCTGCGCCAGCTGGCGCATCATGCGGCTTCTGGCGGCTGGCTCCAGATTCGCCAGCAAAGCACTCAGCCAGTCGTCCACCTTCTGCAGTTCAGCCACGTTTCACCGTCCACATTTCTTCAGGTTCATCGGGTTCTGCTACAGCTTCAACGCTCGACACACTGCCGTCAGTGCTGACCAGCACACGCTCCGTCAGTTGCAGGTTAAGGCTGATATCACAGACATCGTTGCGCAGAATATCCACCTCAAAGGTGAATAGTTTTTCCCGTAACGCCGGATTATTGATGGCATCGGGCTGGTTATCCCGCAGCCACAGCAAAACCGGGGCCATCAGCAGATTCTGGTCCCCGCTGAAATCCTCAATCACCGCGTTCAGGGTGTAACGGTACTCCCATGACATGGAGCCGGCCCCCGTGGCAACCAGCGAACCGTTATCCACAAACAGATGCAGTTTGTCCGGGTTATTGCGGACATAAGGCACCGCTTTATTGAGGGCGTGGCGCAGGGATTGTGGTTTGTTCACTGTTTCGCTCCTGACACGCAATAATCATGTCCACTTTGTCTGCACAGACCGCCCAGGCGGCCTCCGTTTCATCCAGCAACGCGTTCAGATCACCGTTAGTGCGCGGCGCTGCCTGATCCAGCCGACACGGCGTCACTCGCGGACAACCACTGACGGTAAGCTGCACCTCCGGTGAGCGTCGGACGTTCCCGCAGCCGGATAATGTCAGCAGGCAAAGGAGTATCAGCCCAGCGGCGTAAATCCTCGTTCTCACGTTTCAGTTCCTCTATCCGGTGTTGTCGTTGTCTCAGCAGCGCGCTGGTCTGTTCTGCTTCGGCATAGAGCCGCGCCTGCTCCCGGTTATTGGTTTCAGTCAGAATGGACAGGCTGATAAGCTGGCTGTTGCTCTTTGCCAGTGCCTGGCTTTTGCTCTGCAGCTCGTCTGCCTGCGTGCTGATGGTCTGGCTGGCATCAGCCAGCCGCCACGTCTGCCAGCCCAGCGCCGCCAGTAATAACGCCAGCATAACCAGCAGCAACCGGTTCATGCTGCTACCTGTTGCGCCACCTGATTACGGGTGATCCAGAAGGCAATAACGGTCAGTAGATAAAAGACCAGGGTAATAGCCCACCCCGTCCAGGCGAGACTTACGACAATCAGCAATCGCATCACCCAGCTGATAAATACGTTTTCTTTTCGGGTAATGGTCTTCAGCAAAGATGCCCTCAACTCCTGCCAGAGCTGGCCATTCTTAATTAACGCAGCCAGTGCTACCGGAATTACCGCCCATGTCAGTAAACAGGCTACCCAAACGCCGGACGCTGCCAGTACCGGAAAAATCCCCTGGGGATACACCATTGCTGTGATTAACAGCGCCATCCATAACATCAGAAACAGCCCGCTGATTAATTTCTTTTTCATTTCAGTTTGCTCCCTGTAAACACCAGGCCATCTCCCGCGCACGGCGGTTATCCAGCCCCTGATTAAACACACCTTTCACATAAACCCAGCGCGGCAACTGTCGGCACGCATCCGCCCAGCGCCGCTGATTGAGTAATTTCACCAGCGTGGAACTGCAGGCATTGCCCGTTCCCACGTTGAAGGCAAACGACACCGCAGCGTCATATACCTTCTGCGGCGGCTGTTGTTTCACACACCTTTCCAGCGCCCGCTCCACACGCAGCACGTTGGAGATCAGCCCTTCTGCTGCCTGTCGTTCCGTGATTGTTTTGCCGGGAATGACGCCCGATGTATTACCAATGCCGTCGGTCCAGACACCCGCGCTGCACTGATACGGCTGCAGACGACAGCCTTCGTAATCGGCAATCAGTTTCAGCCCCTCCACTGAGGTGTGAAGCTGCTGAAAACCCGGCAGCGTGGCAGCAATAGCCAGCACGGCCCCGACAAGGCAGCGTTTAACGATTGATGGATTCATAGTCCTCCCGCGAGATCTGCCCGTCGCGCAGAAGCTGGTAGGCTTTGTGTTTGTAGTACCAGTTGATAGCCAGCATCAGCACACCGATCATCAGGCCGCCCAGCGTTGAGGCATCCTTGATGGACAAATCGCCCAGCCAGGCCAGCACGACGGCGATGCAATACGTGATAAAGGCGCTGATTCGCTCAAGCGTCATAATTCAGTCCCATAGCTGGACGGTCTGCACGGTGGTGGTTGTCGGAATGTCCGGCAGCTCCACCTGCAGCCCGTGAGGTAAAAAGGGGCCATATTCGGCAAGCCCCGGATTTGCCTTCAGTACCTGCTCCGTGACACCCTGCGTGCGCCCGTAATGACGCCAGCAAAGCGCGTCCACCGTGTCATACTGATGCGCACGCACTTTCATCAGATAAGCTCCACTGTGCAGTGCGGCGCATCCTGTACCCGGCTGATGGCCCAGCGGGCGTCACGCCACAAATCACCGCTGGCTTCCGCCAGTTCCTCGCCCCGCTTCACACCAGACGCCGTGGCGTCATAGTCCTGGTAACGTTCGTTGAGCATGGCGCGTGCCCAGCAGTAAACCGCGTTGAAATAGTGCTGAATGCGCTCACTTTTGCCGTCCAGTTGTTCCGCCGGAACCTCTGCCAGCGAGGCATATCCCAGCATCTGCTGGCGTCTGCGAAACTCATACAGTTCTGCGTTGACCTCCGAAATTGCCGACAGCGCAACCTGCTTTAAACGCGGCTGCGTCACCGTGCCGTCAGTGCGCATCACACTGCGAAACTCCGACAGGTCCACATCAGGCCAGAACGGCGTATTTCTGATGATTTCCGCCTGTTCCGGTGCCTGTTCTGGTGCAACAAACTTCATGCTGCTTTCTCCTGAAATAGAGGGCGGTGGACGGAGTTTTGATGTGGCTGTGCCTTTCGCCACCCCGTGCCGCCCGTGCGCGGGGGCACGTTCTGTCAGCGGCTGTCATTGCGCAGTCTGCGCTCCAGCTGCTGTTTGTCTTTTTTCACGCCACAGCGGGGATCGAGCTGCAACGCATGGTTGAGATGGTTAAGGGCGGAAGCCGGATTGCTTTCACTCAGGACAGCGCCAATCGCTTTATGCAGACGCGCCCGTGACTGGTCCGGCATATCCAGACCGTCTGTCAGCTCCAGCGTCTGCAGCAACAGATCGGCATCAAAGCCGGTGGCGGCAAGCATTGCGCTCTGCGCCGCGTCTGCCATTTCCTCTGCCAGCACGGTCTGCACATTGCGATTACCCAGCGGCATCACCCAGCCATGACGCAGGGCGTGACGCCCGATCTCCAGCGCCCCGGCATAATCTCCGGCATCAATGCGCCACAGCATCACGTACATCAGCACGTCATCCTGTTGAGCGCCTCCGGCAGCAAGGACACCCTCCGCCCAGGCGGCGTACTTCGGCAGCAGCTCCACCTTGATTTCCTCTTTTTTGACCGTGGACTGAACGCCCTTGAGACGGCGGCGGTCTTCCGCCAGTTGCAGCAGCATCAGGTCATAGCCCGACGCGTGGCGAACGCTGCCGCCCTCGCGGGCGGCCTGTTCAGCCTGAACGCGCAGGCGATGCTGCCGTGCGGGACTCAGGCTCATGAATTACGCTCCGGTTTCTGCTGCTGCGGCGCTGAAGTCGCCAATCTGGATGTTTTCCACCAGTGCGGCGCAGCGGTAGTCCTCAACCACATAGGCTTCGTTAACGGATTCAAAGTTTTCAATCCGGTCACGTTTCGGGTTGTCGATAACTGAGCGGCGGCGGGTGTCTTCCTGCCAGTAGATGGACAGGTTATCCAGACGGGTGATCAGCAGTGCATTCGGCGGGAAGAACGGCGCACGCACGGCCTGCAGGCCACCCATGCGTTTCTGACTGATGATCATATCGGCAGCCAGTTTTTCACTGTTTTCCTGCTCTTTGTTGACCAGCGGGAAATACTTGTCAGACAGCAGTTCACGACCGCAAATCACCACCAGATCGTCATCGTCCTGGTAGACCACATCGATAAGCTCATTGACGGCATCCATCACCACGGCGTCCAGGTTGGCATATTCGCCACCTTTCCCGACTTTCACCGCACCCGGTGTGGTTTCACCGCCCGTGGTGGTGCTGCCCATGACGTGATCCGGTGCATCTTCACGGATTTTCTGCAGCCAGCCTTTGTTCACATCCTGCAGCAGCGGGTTTTCGCTACGGCTGGAGGTTTTCGCACGCTTCACGCCGTTAAAGCCGATCATGATGCGGTCCAGAGCCTGACGTTTCACGATGGCGTCACGGATGCGCACCTGGAAATCCTGAAACTTCGCCCACAGGTCCAGCTTCGCGTAGGTCAGCACCGTGTCAAAGTTGGTCTGCTCGCATTTATATTCCACATCGACCATCAGCGTCGGATCGACAGGTTCACGCTCTTTCGCGGTGGTGTCAGTGGTTCCGGCAATGGTGCTGCCAACTCCCAGCCCCAGCAGCTGACCGGACTGCTCAGTCACTGGCGTGACGTTAATCAGCGTCAGGAAAGCGGCGGACTGCTGGATCTGGTCTTCCAGCGTCTGCTGCACAGACGGCTCCACGGTGAACTTGCTGGACAGTTCTTCAACTGCCACACCGTTCAGACGCGCCAGCTGCTGCAGGTAAGCGTTAAAAGCAAAGCGGGTATTCTTCTTCATCGGGTTTTGTGCTCCATCAGCAATTGGTCAGAGTGTCAGCGGGGGCGTTACCGCCTGTTGCACGCTGGCGGTAGTCCTGGCGACTGTCTTCATGACTCAGCTTGTCCACCAGTTCGTTAAAGGCGGTTTGCTGTGCCTGCAGGGCAGTCTCCAGCTCAGACAGGCGTTCTTCCTGCTCAGACAGGGATTTTTCGGTGCGTGCGCTCAGGTTCTGCTGCTCAGTGGCGACCAGCTCCACGGCCTTATGCACATCAGAGAACCGGGCGTCATCGGACTGCTCTTTTTTGGTAAACAGCGCCGTGACGCGGGCAAACAGGGACGGTTTGTCGTCCTGGATTTCTTCCAGTTCGATCACCGTTTCCTCTGCAGCGGTAAAGAGATTGGCAGGATTCTGCTTGCGGTTTGCCAGCGGGTTATGGGCTGCACTGGCGCTGAATGTCAGCATTTCCGTACCCAGACTGGCAGGGTCATCAGTGGCAGCCAGGCCGACCAGATAGGCTTTGCCCGTATCAGCGAACTTCGGGCTGACTTCCATAGAGGTGAATAATTTCTGGCCTTTTTTCACCAGTTCCACCAGGGACTCCGTTGGCTCAACGTCGGCATACAGCGCCATCTTGCCTGCCAGCGGACCTTCCGTGATTTCTTCAGCAAACAGCGCCGTCACCTTGCCGTAGCGGTTAAAGGTGCTGTCCGGCAGATAAGACTTGATGTGCTCAAGGTTAATCAGCGCGGTATACACCGCCGGGTTGTAGCTGGCTGCCATCTGTTCCAGCCATTCACGCTGGATTTCGCGTCCGTCGGTGGTGGCACCTTCCACCCCGATGCGAAAACGCTTTGCTTTCACTGTCATGAGCCGTGCTCCGTTAGAAAAAACTTACAGGAGCCTTATGGTTGCGGTGATGGGGGCAGTGAAACAATGCGCGGTATTTGTACCGACAACCACACAAACCGCAGGCGGGGAAAGCCTTCATTCAAGGCTGTAGGTTTGTGCCATGAACACCACACTGACACCCGCAGATCTCGATCCCCGTCGGCAGGCCATGCTGCTGTACTTTCAGGGATACCGCGTAGCCCGCATTGCTGAAATGCTGGGCGAGAAAGTTGCAACCGTTCACAGCTGGAAAAAACGCGACAAGTGGGGTGACTATGGGCCGCTGGATCAGATGCAGCTCACCACCGCCGCACGCTACTGCCAGCTCATTATGAAGGAGCACAAAGAAGGGAAAGATTTCAAAGAAATTGACCTGCTGGCGCGCCAGTCGGAGCGCCACGCGCGGATCGGCAAGTTTAACAATGGCGGCAACGAAGCCGACTTAAACCCTAACGTCGCCAACCGCAACAAAGGCCCGCGCCGTCAGCCGGAAAAGAATGTTTTCACCGATGAACAGATAGAGAAACTGGAAGAAATCTTCCATTCCTCCATGTTCAACTACCAGCGCCACTGGTGGGAAGCCGGAAAAACCAACCGCATCCGCAACCTGCTGAAGTCACGCCAGATCGGCGCGACCTTTTACTTTGCCCGTGAAGCCCTGATTGACGCCCTGCTTACCGGACGTAACCAGATTTTCCTTTCTGCCAGTAAGGCACAGGCTCACGTCTTTAAGCAGTACATCATCGACTTCGCCAAAGAAGTCGAGGTGGAGCTGAAAGGCGATCCGATGGTGCTTCCTAACGGGGCCACGCTTTACTTCCTCGGCACCAATGCCCGCACGGCGCAGAGTTACCACGGCAACCTGTATCTGGATGAATATTTCTGGATACCGAAATTCCAGGAGTTGCGCAAAGTGGCTTCCGGTATGGCTATTCACAAGAAATGGCGACAAACCTATTTTTCCACGCCATCCAGCCTGACCCACAGTGCTTATCCGTTCTGGTCCGGTGCGCTGTTCAACCGTGGACGCAACAAAGCTGACAAGGTGGACATCGACCTGTCCCACAGCAATCTGGCCCCCGGCCTACTGTGCGCAGACGGGCAATACCGCCAGATAGTCACCGTGGAAGATGCGGTGCGCGGCGGCTGTAACCTGTTCGACCTCGACCAGCTGCGCATGGAGTACAGCCCGGACGAATACCAGAACCTGCTGATGTGCGAGTTCGTGGACGATCTCGCGTCCGTGTTCCCGCTCAGCGAACTGCAGGCGTGCATGGTGGACAGCTGGGAAGTCTGGACCGACTTTCATGCACTGGCCCTGCGCCCGTTTGGCTGGCGCGAAGTGTGGATCGGTTATGACCCGGCAAAAGGTACGCAGAACGGCGACAGTGCCGGATGCGTGGTGGTGGCTCCGCCAGCCGTGCCGGGTGGTAAGTTCCGCATTCTTGAGCGTCACCAGTGGCGCGGGATGGACTTCCGCGCCCAGGCTGACGCCATCAAAAAACTGACCGAACAGTATAACGTGACCTATATCGGTATCGACTCGACCGGCGTCGGTCACGGGGTTTACGAGAACGTGAAAGCGTTTTTTCCTGCCGTCAGGGAGTTTGTCTATAACCCCAACGTTAAAAACGCCCTGGTACTCAAGGCCTACGACATTATCAGCCACCGCCGTCTGGAGTTTGACGCCGGGCACACCGACATTGCGCAGTCATTTATGGCAATCCGTCGCGCTACCACTGCCAGTGGCAACCGCCCGACCTATGAAGCCAGCCGCAGCGAAGAAGCCAGCCATGCCGATCTGGCCTGGGCAACAATGCACGCACTGTTTAACGAACCGCTGCAGGGCGAGTCCGCCAATACCAGCAATATTGTGGAGATTTTTTGATGGGAAAGAGTAAGAAGAACCGCGCTGCGTCGACGAAACAGATCCAGCATAAAAGCCAGACTTCAGCCGAAGCATTCAGCTTCGGTGATCCCGTTCCTGTTCTGGACCGCCGCGAACTGCTGGACTATGTGGAATGCGTACAGATGGATCGTTGGTACGAGCCGCCTGTGAGTTTCGACGGACTGGCGCGAACCTTCCGCGCCGCCGTGCATCACAGCTCACCGATTGCAGTGAAGTGCAACATTCTGACCAGCACCTACATCCCTCACCCGCTGCTCAGCCAGCAGGCTTTTTCGCGTTTTGTACAGGACTATCTGGTTTTTGGTAACGCCTACCTGGAGAAACGCACGAACCGCTTCGGTGAAGTTATCGCCCTTGAGCCTGCACTGGCAAAATACACCCGACGCGGGTTAGACCTTGATACCTACTGGTTTGTGCAATACGGCATGACTACGCAGCCGTATCAGTTCACGAAAGGCAACATTTTTCATCTGATGGAACCGGACATCAACCAGGAGATCTACGGCCTGCCTGGTTATCTTTCTGCCATTCCGTCAGCTCTGCTCAACGAGTCCGCCACGCTGTTCCGCCGCAAGTATTACATTAACGGCAGTCATGCAGGCTTCATCATGTACATGACCGATGCAGCGCAGAACCAGGAGGATGTGAACAACCTCCGCAATGCGATGAAAAGCGCCAAAGGTCCTGGTAACTTCCGTAACCTGTTTATGTACTCGCCTAACGGTAAAAAGGACGGGCTTCAGATTATCCCGTTGTCAGAAGTGGCGGCGAAGGATGAGTTCCTGAATATCAAGAACGTGAGCCGGGACGACATGATGGCGGCGCATCGTGTGCCGCCACAAATGATGGGGATAATGCCTAATAATGTCGGGGGGTTTGGGGATGTGGAGAAGGCCAGCCGTGTATTCGTCCGAAATGAGCTAATGCCACTACAAAAGCGATTACAGGAGATGAATGATTGGCTTGGCAAGGAGGCGATACAGTTTAATACCTACTCGCTAGATATAGTCCCATAATAAGAAAAGCCACCGTTTGGTGGCTTTTCTTCATTTACTCAATAGGTTCAAACTCATCCTGAGGAATCAGCGTCGATTGACAGGCTTGGCTTAGTACTCCTGATAATTTACATAATAACCGATAGTTATGAGGAGCATCATCGCTAATCTTTTCGACCGTTAAAGTGATTGATTTTGGATCATCCAATAACATCTTCTTGATATCATTACTTAAATACCTAGGGCAGTAACCAACGATTTCAGCTGGTTTATCTGCACGAACGACAACAGCATCCCCATCGTATTCATTTTGAAGATCCAAGCAAAGACGCAAAATTTGCCCCGGTTTCAATTCAGATACACGAGCATTAGCTAAGCTATTTAAGTAACCAAGTCCATGTAAGAAGAAAAAATGCTCAAAGTTACCATCAGAATCAACATCAATTTTTTTGAAAATCTGCAGCTGATCAGTGCTTCGTAAGCCTCCCGAGCGAGCAAGAATATCGATAGGATTTACCTTATCTTCTTCAAATCCAAGCCATTTAATGAAACTCGGATACTCTGGACGTCTCGGTGATAAAAGGCGATTTTTAAAAAGAGGAAACAATTCTTCCGAAACATAAGTTTCACGAACATCACTCATGCCGCTAAACTTTGTAAATTTAGTAGATTTAAGAGCACCTTTGGTATACCTGAAAACATACCCCGATTTGCGCTCTTGCAAGTTACCAACAACATGCCAGTCTCTGGTATCTGGTGCCTGCCATGCGACGTAAACGGAGTTTGTATTAGTCATTCTAGTAACCTTCTGCGATTTTCCATTACCATTAACGTTGCAAATCTACGTGCACTGTCGGATATACACGATGAAGGCACTTGGTTAAACACATCTGTAATGGAATCTTCTGTTAAAACGCTCAACTTACCTAACCAATGGTCGCGAGCGGCAACTCTCCCTTCAACTGCATGTTGAAATGCTTCAACGGTCAGCAAGGGCTTTTTATCAGTTTTTGCTTTGAATAGCTCAGAGCGAGCTTTTCTTACAAAACATGGGATTTGTCGATTTTTATCTTTAGTATTAAGCCGTTCGTTACGCTCATCATCTAACATCTCCCTTCCTAAACTAGCGGCATGATCGTATGTTGGACACAAAAACTGCTCACCAGTTTCATTGTTAAGCATGATCGCCCAATTTTCATGATGGCGATCTTGATTACTCACAAGTGCATCGAGCATCAAAAATCCACAAAATACATCTGCTGCATTTAGCCCGGTTAGATCATATACACTCGGAGGAGGCTTGATAGATTCCCTATCTAAACAACCCAATACCCTTGTGACAGTGTGTTCTCTGACCCTTACCGGCTTTTCCCCGGCTTGTAAAGGCCCTGGATAATCGAATGTCGAACTGTGAAGCACTTCATTTCCCATTACCATCCGGAAACCAGATGGAATGATATTCTGAGTCACCACACCGAATCGACCATTGTATCGCGCCAAATCATAGCTAGCATGTGGAATGTTAAGCAAATGACATAACTCAGCAGCACACTTTTCAGACCAATGCTCGCCAGTACCTGGCCTAGAGTACTTAAACAACTGCAAATTTACAGTGTCATCGGAGAAATAGAACCAAAACTTCTCTTTGGTTCCTAACTGTTCAAGATCGTTAGCTACGGGGCTAAGCTCTACCAATTGGTATGGCATCTGACATCCCTGTTTAGCGGATTATGAATAAGTTAGGTTCCATTTTATCCAAACATTGTCAAATACTCTAAGATTTATTAGATGATAGAGCGATACTGTATGCATGTCCAGCAATCAAATCAATATATAACTCTTATATGACTTAGCGCGCGCTCGTATCCCCGCCACGCCTGCCCGCTTTATGTAGTGGTTTTCATGCACCTGCACGACATAAGCAAAAGCACGCCAGTTCTGGCTGGCCTCAGCAAAAACGATCCTCTAACGATCATGCGATCTCATGCGTCATAGTCATGCACAGCCAAGGGAAGCGTAAATCCGTATCTGAATGACCGCTGAAAAGCTAATCATACGGGTTTACAAAGATGAAAGTCCGCTGTGAGCGAAAAGCGGATATTCCCATTGTTTTATCTTGATCTAGTAAAAACAATACCCCCTTTACAAACAAAAATAATGAGTTACTATTTTCAGCACCTTTTAACCCAAAGGTTTATAATTAAAAAGGAATGGCATACCGATGAGTAAATACAAACTTTTCGCACAGCTATCAAGATATTCACTTGAAGCGCAGATTGATGATTTCGAAAAATATATCCTAGGAGCAGGCGGCCAAAACAGAGTTGACTTATCGGAATTAAAAAAAGCATATGAAGATGAAAAAAAGAATGCTCCTGACGATTATATTAATTACTTAGAAGACTATTATTCAGAGCAATATGATTTCTTAGTTAACATACAACCAAATATTTTTAATAAATCTGCTTTGGTATCTTTATACTCATGCTTAGAGCACAACCTAAACGACTATTGCAATATATGTCAAAGGATTGTAAACACCAATATATCAGTAACCGATTTTAATGGTGATGGCATCCACAAAGCAAAAAGATATTTAACAAAATTAATGGATATAAACTTTGGCCTGTCACAAGAGTGGCAATTCATGACAGAGTTTAACAAAGTAAGGAATTGCATAGTTCATGCTAATGGAGACATTAAAAAAATGAGCACAGCTGTAGCCTTAAAAAATATCATTGATAAAACACCTACTCTTTCATTAAACAATGAAAATAATATAATAATCTCCTTAAATTATTTAAAAGATACTATCACAAAAATTAGAAAACTCTTTCAATGGTTATATACACATCTGGATCAATCATCGAAATGAATACGATAACATCTCAGTTTGTTATTGGTCTATTTTTGAAAACAGCTATCGATGATATTAGTCTGTTCTTCGTCAATTAATATGCAATCCATTCATGACACAGGGCTGCTGTTACAGCCCTGACAACCTTAGACTTCAATCGATTCAGAGATCTCTAACGCATCATCACCCGTTGAACTCACAGCGATAAGTAGACGCTGGCGGCAACACAGAAGTGTAGCGGGAATTTGAACCACATAATTTGGTTTGTTAGATGGCTTTGCTTCGATATTCAATTTCTAAAATCGCCTTTGTCATTGCCGCAATAGTTATAGCTTCTACCATAGTCAATTCAGGCTTGTTCAAGCTTCCGTGTCCAGCAGTAGGTAATTTGTTGCGTAAATCATAAATATCTTTAACAGCATCAATAAGATTCTTAGGTAATTTTGACATTTTTTCGAACTGTTTAAAAAAACCACCCAATGACTCATTTGCCACATTCGGGTTTTGAGTGATTTCCTTAGCCATAGTTTCTAAAATATTAGAGGCTGCGTGCAGTGCACCTGCCGGATCATTATTATCCAAGCAATTATTCATTCTATCTATTTGCTGAACGATATTTGGGTGCAATCTTTTTAAGTAATCACTAGCCAATTCTTCATTGAAATTTTTGACAGTTTCAAAAACATCGCAATCTAAATAAAATTTAGGATTGACTGACATCCATGTATATTTCCAATCATTTTCTAAATTATCTTTTTCCGCAATACGCCTGCCAGTGTCCTGATCTATCTCATCAACATATTTACACATATAATCGGCGTAGTAGTGTAAATATCTAAATGATATTTCTGGGCAAAAATTACTAACTGATGCAAGGCCGCCATATTCTTTTGTAGTAACTGTAGGGACTTCTTCATCACATAAAGATGAGAAAGTGGTTCTTTCCCAAAATTCGCCCAACTCTTTTTCTTTCCTAGTTGCCATACCAGCTATCACATTGATGCTTGAGAGCAAAACTACACTCTGATAGTATCGAGGACATCTGTATGAACTAGCATATGGGCATATTGATGATGCTTTACGATTAATACGCTCTTTTTCCCACCAATTTTTATCAGGAATAATTCTTTGCATAATTTAGCTACTATCTCACGAGTGAATGAATGTTTAGCCTTCTGCACAGTTTATCAGTTCCGGCATGCCTACTGCTACCCCACTGATTCAACTTCAAGTTATGAGTTAAAGCGATTCGGTTTCGCTAGATGACACACTAGTGTTAATTTATGGATAAAAATTTATCACTTAAAATTAACTAATGCCTGTTGCGACCAAAAGTGTGCTGGAATATTATTTTCGTCTGACCTATTATCAAGCTAATTATCCAAATTAGAGTTACTCTCATTCATCAGCAACAAATAAATACACCTGTTCACTTTCTCAAAGTGTTCCTGTTTTATTTTTAAAGCAAACAACGCCGCCTATTCGTCCGAATGTACAACAAACATCAGGTTCTGACACAAAGTGGACGATCACTTATCAAAATGACCGCCCACCTTACACCTCATTTCACTCGTTGCCCAAACTCCCCCCAACAGGATAAATCCTCTTGGGGGCAACGTTTCTTAATGCAGCCAGCTGTCGTCTTCCCACACCTTCTGCATAATTTTCATCACTTGTTTTCTTTCTTCATCCAGTTGCAGTCCGGTCAGTTCCACACCGTTAGAGCTACCTTTACGGATACGAATTACCGTTTTTGGATACAGGGGGCGCAGATTGCGGTAAAGCTCGGATTCAAGGGCGTCCAGGGTAGACTGGCTAATCTTCTGCTCTTTATCGATCATTATTTCAATGCGCATAAAAGTCACCTCAACTGATGACATCCATTGAGCGGTTGTATTCGTGGGTTCTGATCTTTGCCATGAGTTCATCAGTCAATTCAGAAACCCACTGCAGAGCCAGCCCCTTCTCTTCATCACTACACTCACTAGCCGCTACAAGCTTAAGAAAAAAATCAATGCGCTGGAGCTTCAAAGACTCCAAAAAATAGTCCTGCATCTTTCCTCCTATGACACCACAAGCAATACTGTATGCATAACCACTGTTTATATTTACAGTATATAATAATCTTACTGATGTAAAACGTTTTTTTACGTTCATCAGCCTGATATGCCTGGTATTATTAAGAGCACGAATTGTTAATCCGCGTAATTAATACAGGTTCCGCCACTTATCATCTTCCCACAAACGCTGGTTCCGATAGAAGATACGCAAGCCTGCTCCTGACGGAATACTGCCGCCGCGAAGGAGTAAATCGACCTCTTTCTCGCTACCATCAAATCCTCTGGACTTCAGCTCATAGACGAGCTGCAGTCGCTGATGGTATGTAATTCGCTGTTTGTAGTCTTTACGCCGTTTCGGTTTAACCAGGCGTAACCTTGCTGCCAGGTCCCGGCGCTCTTTTTTGCTCATACTGTGCAGGTAATCGTGCAACTCCTTGTCATCCATGCGGGTAATGTCCGTTCTGGTATCCCCATCAGCTGATTTGTCTTTCCCTTGTTGGTACAAATTTTCAGCAAGGGGACAGTTATTGCCACGAGTCCAAGGGGCGCAAGCGCCCTGGTCGGCAGCCGCCTCCTGAACGTCAACGGCCTTACGAACCATTTTCCACTTCACCGCATGAGTGCAGATCTTGCCCTCTGCAATGGGTGACCAGATGCCATAAATACGAATACCGTGATCGCCATAAGCGGTTGGCTCTTCGTTGATTTCATAAGCGGTTCTGATGAGGTGATATTTACGGGGAACCAGTACGCCACCCTGCTTCATGATATAGGTGGCAAAACAACCAGCATCAGCAGCAGCCAGAATGGCATCAAGGCGCGGGTTATCCAGTACCGGCGCACCTGCTTTTTTGTCACCCTGTTGCCTTGCCGCCTGACCAGCCAGCAATCGCAGTTCACGGTAAGCCTGACGCCCCGGAATGCCAAAGAAGCGGAATTGCTGAACACGATGCAGAGACGCCCAGGCATTAACGTATTCAGCGTTATCACGCAGGGATTTACCCGTTTCCTTGCTGATCTCCCCAGCCAGACCACGCCCGTCAATGTTCTTACTGATGTATTTCGCGATATAGCTTGTTGGCGTACCTTTGCGCGGGTTTATCAGCTCAGACTTAAAGCGTGGTCCCGTGTTATTGCCCAGCTCCTCGCGGTCTTCACGGATGGCAAACTTACGCAGTAATGCAGTGATGGCGCGGCGGTCTTTTTTACGCATGAAACACATGAGATGCCAGTGCACAGTACCGTCATGATGCGGCTCAGCTACCCGCACGCCATACCAGCGCAACTCGGCTTTATGCATAGCCTTACGAAATGCAGCAAACATGCCGACCAGATAATCGCTACTTTGTCTTACCGTCGCGTTTGTCCAGGTCGGGTTTGGTCTGCCGTTATTGAGCGTGGAATGGAAACGCGACGGACAGGTGATAGTGTAGAAAACGGCACAGTCACTGCGCATTTCCGCGATAAGCTCCAGACCTTTAACACAGGCCATCATCTCATTGCGGCGATGCGCCGGGTTGCTGCTGCTGGCGTTTACCACATCTTCCATATCCAGCGTGTCGCCGTCTTCGTTCACCAGTTCATGAGAACGAAAAAACTCCAACGACTTACGGCGCTGCTCACGTTTATGCATCACGGCTTCATAGCTGACATAGGGGGATGCTTTTTTGCTGACCAGGCAGACAGCACGCAACTGCTCTTCCCGCCATTCGCAACGCATCTTCCATAATTTCCGATACCACCAGTCGGCACACAACATACGCGCCAGCGAACCCGGGATGAGTTCATAGGGCACTGGTTTGCGGCGGTTTCTTTTCCGACGAAGTTTCTCAAACGCAGGCGGGATAACATCCAGACGCAGGGTTTCCGCTGCCACCTTTTCCCATGTCTTGCGGATTTCTTCTGGCTTAACGTCATCGGTGGCATACAAATCACCACAAGCGTCCTCAAGACACATGCTCATATGCGCTGCTACCAGGGTGGACAGGCGTTTCACCTGATCCTGGCTCATTTCAGGCAGGATCAGCAGACCCTCCAGCCCTTGATGGCTTGCCATAAAACGGAAAGAAACAGATAGCTGACTGTCACGTACACAATCCAGTCGCTCCAGACATGGCTTAATCGTCTCACGCAAATAGCGGGAATAAGCCTTTGGCCTGCCCAGGCTGCTGAAGTATTCAATACGTTGCATCAGCGGCTTGCTGATATGGGAAGGCTGGGCGTTTACGTCCGCCAGAATGACCATGTCCGGATTAAAACGCTGCTGCTCATGCGCCAGCTTTGCCCGGCTAATGAGCTTATCCTGCTCCATTTCGCGCTGGACAGGATCACGGGATTCATTAAAGAAATAACGCTCCCAGACCTGCTCACTCAGTGCCTCGCGGCGCAGTTGTTCCTGCTCGTTATCGGCAGCGTACAGAGTGATCAGGTTTGAAAGTGCAGACTCCGGCGCAACTTCCGCCGGGTCCAGATAAGGGTTAATGGCCTTTTTCGAGCCGTTCCATGAAAATGCTGCGGCGGCCTCGTTAAAGCCGCTGCAATTGTTCATATCGTCATGACTCATACACACACTCCGTACACGGCAGAACTATCCACGCCACGCGAAGGATCAAATCCCAACCAGCAGCTCGGCCCGGAAACAGCAATGATTTCTGTTGCAGATTTACCCTCGCCAGCTGACACGCCGATGCTGCGTTTTGCCTTGATATAGTGGTGAGTAAAATTGCGATACAGCGAACGAATCAGGGATGTGTCATTGTTAGAAACAATGACCGGATGTCCTTCTGATGACCGATGTTCAAGAATGGATGCCAGGTGATACTGGTCATCTTCAGTGAAACCATCAGTGTGATAGCCGGAAAACGTACCGTCATACGGCGGATCGCAATACACCACATCCCCCACCTGCAGCATCGCCAGCGTTTCATCAAAGCTCGCGCAGATAAACGTTGCCCGCTGGGCTTTCTCTGCAAATGCGCGAATTTCTTTTTCAGGGAAATACGGATTTTTATAATTACCGTAGGGAATGTTGAAATACCCGCTCTTGTTATAGCGACATAAACCACGGTAACCGTGACGATTGAGATACAGGAAATATATCGCCTTCATGAAATCAGTAATTTCAGTTGAGTAATTAAACTCCTGTCTTATGTTGTAATAAGCCAGCTCACTGTTTGCTTCCTCAAATAAAACTTTGGCACGAGATATAAACGCTTCGCAATCAGCGGCAATCTTTTTATAGAGGTTGATTAAATCAGGATTAATATCCGCAACCAGATAGCTGGGGTAATCCGTCGCCATCATCACAGCACAAGAACCCGCGAAAGGTTCAACCAGTCGCGGGCCAGCAGGAAGGTATTTTTTCAGTTCGGACATAATGGCGGTTTTATTACCCGCCCATTTCAGGATGGTGCTCATACAGCACCTCCGTTGTAATGTTTGCCTTTCAGCTCTGCGATTTCCTGGCAGGTAATGCAAAGCTGCACTCCAGGAATGGCACGGCGGCGTGCTGGCGGAATTGGCGCTTCACACTCAACGCAAAGCACGCGGGACACGCCCGGCGTTTTGGCACGGGCAGCACGGATATGGCGTTGGCGTTCTTCTTCAACGCGCTGCTGTACGAGATCCATTGCATCAGCCATCAGTGGATCTCCTGCGCTTCGTTCTGGATTGCTTCAGCAGTCACACGCAGCAGTTCTGCCGCTTCGACGTGGTTTAGCTGGCGGGAGGTGATATGACACGCCAGGCTATCGAGGCGAGCAGCCATTGCTTCAGCCCTTGCCCGGCGTTCTTCCAGACGAGCCTCTGTCAGTAAAAGATTAAGACCTGCATCATCCGGTCCGGTTTTGGTCGTGAGGGTTTCAATATTACGCATAAGCAATTCTCCTGAATTTAGATAAAGGGATGCCCGACGGGTTTACGCCATTAATTTCATTAGTTGGTTAATTCGGCATGGTTAGCCGTCTGGGAAATAAGCTCACCACTGCACGAAAATGATTCATTGCTTTAATCAACTCCCGCTTTTCGTCAGTGGTCAGCTCATTAATGCTGATGCTATGACGTTCAGCTGGAATTTTTGCCATAAAGAATATGGCAGCCAGTGCCCGTTTATTTTGTTCATTATTGATATCCCGTGGATCACGCATATCTTTAATAAACCGCTCAAGCTCTGACTCAATATTCAAACCAAAAACTTTCGCCCTTAACTCCGCAATATGATTAAGTCCATTCAGGCGTTCACCGGGTCTTAATGGAACAGTCGCCGCAGCGCCTTCAATAGCCATTTGTTCCCCCGTTTTTTCGTAGATAGTTCTGCCAGCAATTCATCTTGTGAACGGCACGGATGCCAGCGTTTTCCATCCTCACCCATGATCCAGCCGTGACCGTAGTGCATTGCCGGGCTTTGCTTTACCAGCAGCGATGCAAATGATGGTTCTTTCGTCAACATAAGCACCTCACAGCAAACCGAATGAAGCACCGAGGCCAGTCACGGTATCAACTGCACTCGCCATCGCCGGGTTAGCCTGTAAACGGGCCTGCAATGAAACAGCAGCCAACGCCATCAGTCGTGTTACAGAGTTAATGCTGCTGATAGCATCACGACGACCTGCACTGGTTTTTACATCGCCAGATACCGCACCTGCAGCAACACGCCCGATCTCTGCGGTTGCACTCATGACGTAATGTGGCAGTTTCTCTTTTGCCACCTCATTAATCGGTACGCATGGCAGGCAGTGAATCTGAGCCAGAAAACCATCTACCAGCGTTGAATCTTCAGTCAGATCGGTAAGCAGCCAGATTTCTGGTGCGGTTAATAAATGAGGTTGCGCTGGGTTCAACTTGTTCCGCAGAATCTGCACATTCATGCCAGCACGTTCTGCCAGTTGCACCAGGTTGTGGCGCAATGCGAATGCACGACAGGCTTCATCAAAATGTGGATGTTTGGAAACTTGGTAATCAAACATGGTCAATGCCTCTGATGTATTTCAGAATCGAACTAATTAAGGTTTAGATTGCATTCTGAAAGCGCATCAACGGTCATTGCTGCTATGTTGATCATCACTTTTTCGCGTTTTTTATCTTTGCGCAGACGGTGACGGATAAGGCGTCCATCAGCCAACATGTCATTGATGGTATCGATGGATAGCCCTGTCAGCTCGCTATAGCGTTCAATAGTCACATGAGGGGTGGTAAGAGTGATTGAAATGTTAGGTCTCATGATGCAACATTCCTCGTTTAATGATGATTAATCAGGACGAATACGGATCGTTTGTATTTTGTGAACACCATAAACATACGATCGCACAGTGAAATCGTCAAGATAAAAGTTCACTTGGAGTGACCATGAATTTGGAGAAAGGCGGACGAGGCGCTATAGAGCGCATGGTAGAAGCTTATGGATTCAAGACTCGACAGGCGTTGTGCGATCATTTAGGAATCTCTAAAAGTACACTCGCCACACGCTACATGCGTGACTCATTCCCAGCAGAATGGGTAATCCAGTGCGCCCTTGAAACAGGCACCTCGCTTAATTGGCTCACAACCGGGCATGGTTCAAAGCAAACTTCAGGTAATACAAATACTATGGAAGTTGCTAAATATGTATTATCTGATGGGGCCTTGTGTGAAGACGGTTTTTATATTTTCGATAGAGAATTTCTACCGTCGGCATTCAAGAATCTTTTTGTAATCACAGATAATAATTCTGAATTTATTTGTGATAAGGAATTTGATGATATACGTGATGGTAAATGGGTAATAAGTATTGATGGCGAAATAACGATCCGTGACATTACTCGTTTACCCGGTGGAAGAATCTTCGTCGAGGGTGGAAACAGAGCCTTCGAGTGCAAGATAGAAGATGTTGAAATAATTGGGAAAATTATAAGTTTAACAATTAAGTACGTTAGGTAATACCGGGAGGAAACTATGCTTGGTAAGGTATTTTTTGTGGTTTTATCATGCTCTTTGTTATTAAACCCACTAACTACCTATGCTAAAAATTATCCTTGTTCTGGGAAAAAGGGAGGTGTCTCTCACTGTACCTCCGATGGAAAGTTCGTTTGCAATGATGGAACTATTAGTAAATCAAAAAAAATCTGTACTAAAAACTCGCGATAAATTTTGCTTTTATACCTGCGCCTAATATAACAATGAGCCGCAGGCTAACCGCAAAAGTCACATACTCACATAGCAAAAAATAGCTAACTTCATTATGGCTTCAGTGAGATGTATGGTCGCAGGATTTCATACATTGACACTGGTTATACATACAGTAAAAATGCTCTCTACTGGAGGGCATTTTTTATGGCAGTACGAAAACTCACCACAGGAAAATGGCTTTGCGAATGTTACCCCGCCGGACGTAGTGGACGTCGTGTGCGTAAACAATTCGCCACCAAAGGCGAAGCTCTGGCTTTTGAGCGTCACACGATGGAAGAAACCGAAGCAAAGCCCTGGCTGGGCGAATCAGTGGATCGTCGGACATTGAAAGACGTGATTGAGCTATGGTTCAAACTACATGGTAAATCTCTGACAGCTGGGCAGCATGTCTATGACAAACTGCTGTTGATGGTTGACGCTCTGGGCAATCCCCTTGCAACTGATCTAACCTCTAAAATGTTTGCCCACTATCGAGATAAACGCCTGACAGGTGAGATCTACTTCAGCGAGAAATGGAAGAAAGGAGCAAGCCCGGTCACCATTAACCTGGAGCAAAGCTATCTAAGTAGTGTTTTTAGCGAACTATCCCGCCTGGGCGAATGGTCGTATCCGAACCCACTGGAGAACATGCGAAAATTCACCATCGCAGAAAAAGAGATGGCATGGCTTACCCATGAGCAGATTGTTGAACTGCTGGCTGATTGCAAACGTCAGGACCCAATTCTGGCACTGGTAGTCAAGATATGCCTAAGCACAGGCGCACGCTGGCGAGAAGCAATAAATCTTACCCGCTCGCAAGTGACCAAATACCGAATTACCTTTGTAAGAACGAAGGGGAAGAAAAACAGAAGCATCCCTATCAGTAAAGAGCTTTACGAAGAGATCATGGCGCTTGATGGGTTCAATTTCTTTACAGACTGCTATTTTCAATTTTTATCCGTGATGGAAAAAACGTCTATCGTGCTCCCTCGCGGTCAACTGACACACGTTCTGCGCCATACGTTTGCGGCGCACTTCATGATGTCGGGTGGAAATATCCTTGCTTTGCAAAAAATCCTCGGACATCACGATATAAAAATGACTATGCGCTATGCCCATTTAGCACCCGATCATCTTGAGACGGCTCTGAGATTCAACCCCCTCGCAACGCTAGAAGTGTGA